GGTGAGCGTAGTTAACTGAAACGAGGAAATCGCAATCGGGACATCGCCCGTGGTTCCGGTATGCACGACCGTTTCCTCCCCCTCGAAAGGGTACGGAGGTTCCGTGCCGGGAATAGGGTTCGTTGGGCCTGTATCTGTAGGCGTGCCAATCGGATCCTCGTTGTCATGCCCCCCTCCCGGAACGCGCCAAAAACACTCCCCAATTTCGCTGTCCCACAAGTACCCGTACCTCACGCAACACTTCGCGGTTCCGGATGCCGGGTTGCCCTCCGTGTCCGTAAACGTGATAGTGCCGTCGGCCTCAAAGCGATCGATAATCACATCGCAATCGTACGCCCCTTTTTCCAGCACCTTTTGCAGGGTGACTTTCGCAGGTTTGTCACCGTCGGCGTTCCACCCGCTGATGGAAATCACGCGCCAATACGAATCTAAAATCCAAATCGAATCGCTCCATTCGAGGTTGCGGATGTCATCCGTGGTTAGGTACATCGTGCATTCGAGGATACGGCAATCCTCGGAATACAATTCGTTGATGTAGGCAGCCCAAAATTTCCTATAACATCCGTAATCCGTGGGTTCCCCAAGTGCCCAAAACTGATACGGATGTGGATGCCATGCTAACGACCAACTATCTTCATTTGTTATGTAATCGCTGTAAATCGTAAAATTGGAATGAAACGATGTGTCTACCCCATCAATCCATAATTCTTGAGGAATCGATTTGAGACCGTGGTAGAATGCAAGAATCGGCCCACCCGTGGCGGGTTTGTCATCGCCATCCTCGTATTGAAACAAGTGATGCCACCTATATTGATAATTGAATTGGCTCGGATTGGTTCGGCGCAGCAAACTCAAGTGGTGAGGCACGTACGTTCCGCCTATGGTTTCCTCATCCGTAGCAAAGGCATTGGGGTTCTCATATCGGTACGTTCCGTAGACCTCTTTGTTTAACTCTTGGAACTCTTTATTCTTGTAATCGTTGCCTTCAGCATCCGAGAAAATCAGCACCTTTTTTTGGTCATTGGTAGTGGGCTTCATCACCATCGATGCGTTCCAATCTACCTTGTTTGTCCAATCCTTTGTTTTATCGGACACCGCGACAAAATCGGGCCACGGCTCGCATTTGATGAATACACTTTCCTTGGGTGCTGGGGCTACCACGAGGTTGAACTTCGTGATGATACTTTTCATCCACGTATCTACAGACATCTTTGGGAAGTTGGCAATCACATCCACGATGCCGACACTACCGCTTTGGTAGTTCACCATTTGCACGTAGGTGTTTTCACCTGCTATAATCGTGGCACTTCCTACCCCGTAGACGTTTGTGTAAAACCGCAGTTCTTGACCGACTGCCAACGCTTTCCAAAAGTATCTAAAGTATTGTTCCGTGGTTCCTCTTGAATAACTTACTTCATCCGTGAAAACCGTCTGTGGCGTTTCAGCCACCGTCACAAACGAGTACGTCCCGACCCCTGCCGGACTCGTAATTTCCATCGCCCAAATGAACTGAAAACTTCCTGTGAAAGGAGCCACAAAAACACCCGAGGCAAAGTGGTTATCAGGATCAAAGTTGGGCGATGCTTCATTGGTAGGCAGAAACTGATTTAGAAATCCCTCTTGGGTTATGATTGTTTGATTTGCGGTTAAACCCACCTTTGCCGAATATGTATTGCGGCCTACGACACGCTCCGTTTGCGTGCCTAAAAACATATAGATTTTCTCGAAATCGGCGGTGTCAAAAAAGTTGCTCTGCACCACGAATCCGCAACGCTTCACGATTTCGTTGAACAGCCATTTCACCTGAATCGCAGGGCGAAATTGGAAGGGGCGCATCTGACGAATGCCATCGGAAAAAACCGCTGATTGCCCCGACGGCCCACCCGCTCCTGATTGCCCTTGTTCTCCCCACCATTGGCTTTCTTGGTCTTCGTTGTAAACGTGCAAGGCATTGTCGGTCATAGGATAAACAATGACTCCGGCCCCAACTGCTCCAAGTGTAATGTCTTGTGACAAATACCAAGAATCAATAATGTTCGCGGCGATGAGTGCGTGATCCAAATCGGTGTACGGGTTGATGTCATCACCCCGAAAAAAGTCAGCCCAGTTTTTGCCGCGTATCTTTTCAAACAAGGATGCTGTGGATGAGAATACCACACACCTATACATCATCGCTTGGGTATCTACCTCAAGCAGTTGCAGCACCCCTTGGAAGATGATTCTGCCATCGTTCAATACCTCGGCCGTAGTTTCAGCGTATGCGCTGAAGGTTCCCGTGGCGATGTTTGCCTCGTAATAATGCCCAAAAAATTGATTGTTCGTGCGCGTAAACGGCAGTTGGAACGTGTTGGAGTGCGGAGCTTGTACGGCTGTGAGGTCGGAAATATCTTGAATCTGAAAGTTCATTTCGACCGATGCGCCCATCAACTCCAACTCAACACCTCCCGATCCCGATTGCCCGTGTGCGTAAATCTGTACCATTAACGTAGTTGGAAGGTGCGTTTGCCGTCGCGGATTTCGAGGTCGTACTGAATCAACTTGTCATTCAGTTGCGTTTGGATGTCGAGGTCTTTGGTATTCATCACGGTCGGAATCCAATGACCCAACTCGTAACGGAGGATGCGCTGGGACAATAAAAGGTCTTTGAACACCGCGTTATACGATTGCTCATAGAAGCCACTCGAAATGGAGTACGAACTTTCCATTTCCGTGTTGACCGTGCGTGTACCTCCATCGCTTGCGATGCGTGCGTATGGAACTCCTGGCCCTGCCTGAAACCAATTTCCCCCAATGGTATCGTAATCCTGTTTCGACACCTTCACCTTGGGCTTTGTAGCATTCCGAAAGTTGATGTAGTCCCAGCCCCCGAGTGAGTTCCAAAAGGCCAACCTCGTATAGGGATACTTGCATTCCTCATCAAGGAAGACCGTGTACGTTTGGCTCATCTTGGGGCTGCTGGGAAGCGTTCCCGATTTCAGGACGACGGTGTAATGTGTCCACCCGGCATTCGCACTCGGCCGCATCGAGGTGTTGATTGTTTGATCCTGCAAGTTGGCTGGGTAGATGCCGATATATTGCAACTTGTTTGCGGCCGTGCTGGTCGCAGGGACGGTGAAATGGTGGCTGTTGAGTGCCGTGTTCCCCGAAAAGTATTGGATGTACACGTAGCGGGTTCCCATGTATCCTGCATTCACGAGCGTGACCGTGCCGTAGTCCTTTACTTGGGCATAGATTTCCGTGGGCAGGATACTCGCAAATTTGCTCGTTGCTCCATCCGGGATGAACGTATCGTTGATGCCTCCATCGTAGGCGCTGTATACCTGCTCGAATTGCGCGTTGACAAAGATGTCCGTGGTGCTGATTACGTTCAACACTTCTACGGGTTCATCGGTTGCTGTGGCTGCCGATTCGTATCCAAACTTGATTGTGATTTCCTTGTACGCTTTGGTGAACCCGGTAAACATCGCAGATCCGTGGATGCCCTCATCCTGCTGCACGTAATCGCTTACGATGCGGTGAATGTCAAACACCCCGGCATCGGCGGAGTTGGGCAGTTGCTTCAACTTCGCAAGTTCTGTTAGTCCATCAAACACTTGGCAGATATAGCGGAACTTGGGGTCGCTCACATTTGTACCGTCGTACACTACGTACACGGCCAAATCGTTTGCCCCAAGAATCGTGTGCGAAGGTTGATAGTTAATCGTCATCCTATTGATATTGTAAATGATACCGCCATTTCCTCGGGCATATTTTTGGTGAGGAAATCCTCCACATCCAACTTGAATGCCTTTTCCAACTTGGGTATCGCTTGAGTGTAAAGCATTGCAAATGGGTCGCTGATAAAGTACGTGGGTTTGATACCATAAAGGTACACGCTCCGTGCGATGCGCTTAACCATTTGCTGCCGAGGAACAAACCGCCCTCGGGCATCACGTATTTCGGGTAGCCCTTTAGAAATCGTCCATTGGTCAATCGCAGGAATCAGTTTGCCTTTCGGCCCCGTTCCTGATCCGAACTTAAACGGGCTATTGGGGGCTTTGGCGTTGCTGGCAAAACCCTGCACCCCTTTGTCTACAAAATTCCAATAGGGCGATTTCTTGAATGGAAAGGTCAGCGTGAACCCTTTGTCGCCCAATGGCATTTCCCACACCACATCCCTATACAGGTTGCCTGTGGCATTCTTGTTTTGATTGTCAAGTGTCTCCCTGGCTATGGCCGCGATGCGATCGGCCGTGAGTGCCATTTCCGTATAGAGTTGTTTGCAGGTGAACGGCTTCAGCTCACCCTGCCACAACACCTGAAACTCAATAAAGGGCATCGCACAAGTTAATCGGGTTTGGAACGCTGATGTCTACCTCACACCCCCACCCCGTCAAAAGGTTATTGAACCTGGCCGTGAACGGGTTGAGGTTTAGCGGGAATCCAACTACCCACTTACCCGGCACGAACTGCCCGGAGGTGCTGGCTGCAAGGTTGAACTGCGCAATGATGTCGCGCATGATGAGGTGCGTTTCGGAATACACCTGAATCAAATCCACCCCCTGCTGCTCCTCAATGACAAGGTCTGCCACCACAAACTCGTATGTGAACGTCTCCGCATTCTCGCTCGTGCTGATGCGCGTGCATTGCGCATAGAACAGCGGGTACATATCGATTGTGATTTTGTCAATGTCCAACTCATCCAATGCCGTGGTGTAAAACGCCCGGATTTGGCTGTGGTTCGCGGCGAGGTTGCGCAGGATAGTGTCGATGTCAGATAGGGTTACCATTGATTGTGTTCTTGCTGGCGTTCAAATCGTTTTCGTATGCAAGGTAGGTAAGCACCTCCTCGATGCGCAGGTTAGTCACCGCTTCAAACCGGAGAATATCCCCTTGAGCCAACCCATGAATAACCTGATACCACCCCCACTTTGCGCCCATCTTGGATTGCTCCCCTGCGAAGATGGCTCCGTACCTCGCCCAAATACCTTCCCTGTATTGTAAAAAAAAACCATCGCCCCGAGTGCTACGTTCATCGGACACTCCAGCATCTTGTCGCGTTGGCCGGGTGACGGTTTGTAGGGTGCGATTTCATATAGCGGCCCCATCGAGGTCACGATAGGTCGGTACATAATCGCCAAGATTTCGGGCAGGTGTTCCCACACATCGCCCTTGCACGCTTCCTCAAGATCCACAAACTCACCCAGCGACAACTCACTCCAATCCGGGACAAACCCGTACTCCACGTTCCCGAGCGTAAACCTTGGAACGAGCGGGTATTCCTCCATCTTGGGTGGCTGAATCAGTTTGCCCATAATGCGAGCGATTTTCGCTATGTCTGCGAATGCGATACGCTGCACCATAGGCCGGGGCAACCCGCACAAGATTTCGATACCCAAACGCACGGCCTCCATCCCTTCCTTGGGTGGGTCGTTGGCTTTCACGAGTTGGATGTATTTGCCGACGGTCACATCGGCCATCGATTCCGGTACTTGGATGCGTTTACGAGTAGACATAGTGTCCGGATTTTTTCATCAACTTATTCAGGCAAATGTACCTAACCGCATCCACGATGTGATTGAACGCATCGACGGGTTGGTTCAATACCTTCCCGTTTTTGTCGGTCATCCACTTGTAGTTGCGGAACTCTTTTTGGGCGTTGAGGTCGGTGTCGCGCACGAAGATTCTGCACCTCCGCATATAGTCGATTCCTATCCTAACTGAATCCGGACCTTTCTTGGCTGGCTTGATGTTGAACCCCATACGATGCAGTTCCTCGATGGATTTGGGTTCTGCGGAATCGGCTATGATTTCGGCTCTGCGGTCGATACCCAACCGTCGCAGTTCCTCGGCTATATCGGCATTGGTCATCCGGGTTTGATACAGGATTTCCTCCACGTACAACGCATCCCCAAGTGTGTACACCCGGACTAACGAGGTAGGGTCATTGGCGTATCCCCAGTCCAGCCCGTATGCTATGGGTTGAGCTTGTGCTGGCAACTCCGTATACAGCGAGTATTGGAAGATTGTCTCACGGGATTGCCCGCGCTCACCCAGGCCGTACACCCTCCAATACACCTCGTCGATTTCCCGTAGGCGTTCGATTTCGTTAATCGTGTCCTCGTTCAGGTGCGGGTTATCGCGGTACGTGGTTTGGAAGAATGTCGCATCCTCACGCGGTATCACTTTGTCGTAGATCCAATGGAACTCATCCGACGGGTTGTAGTCGATGATGATTTTGTCCGTGGTTCGCAGCACGAGTTGCTGCCAATCCTCGAACGTCAGCTCGTTGGCCTCGTTGATGAAACAGATGTTCCGCTTACGTCCCCGCACCTTTTGGGGTTGGTCTACGCTGATGAACTCCCACGTGTTGCCAAAGAGGTCGTATAGGTTCTCCGTTTTGTTGTGGCTGCGTTCATCGTACCATTCCTCTTTCATCAGGATTTCCGTGAAATCGCGCATCACGGATCCACGCAAGGATGGAAACGTCTTACGCACGACCGTGATAATCCACCCGGCATCTACGTTGAGTGCGCACCACTCGATGAGTGCCGTGATGATGCTAAACGTCTTCCCCGATCGCGTGCCTCCCTGATGTACTTGGATGCGTGTGTCGCACCCTTTGACATCATAGTAGGTCTTCGCTAACTTCATTCACGGGCATATCCTTAAACCAACTCGGGGCTTTGTGTGGGCCGCGCAAAGTGATTTCGGTGTGTTCCTGTTTGGGCATAAAGTAGGGCATCATCTTGCTCAACGCTCCGATGTATTTCTCGGAACTTTCGGCCCGTAGTTCCTCCAACGCGGCCTCGATGTGTTCCACCTGGCCGTTCATCAACTTCATAAATACGGCCCGTGCTTCAGCCGTGGCTTTGTTGCTGGCTCCTTTGGGTCTCCCACCCGGATTGCCGCTTTGTCCTTTTACGAATGGCATTTGTTTTCGGTTGTAGTTTGCAGTTGCTTTTCCCGCTGTTCAAAGAATCCCTCACGCTCCCCGGCTTTGACCCATTTCTTGTATCGCTCCAACTTGCGTTGAGCTTGGAGCAGTTCTACCTGATTGGGTTCGCTGATGTAGAACCTGTCTTTGTACTGAAAGAGCAGCCCTTCGTCCATCAGGTTGGAAATGGATGCTGTGAGTGTTTGGTGTTTCATCCCTGTGTACTGGCGCATTTCGTCCAAGTTCATGGATTGCTTTTTGAGGATGACATACACGATTTCTTTGTTCGTGTGGATCCGGTTGTTGCGGATGTTCTCGAGGAACGATTCGATGCTACGCTGGCTCATAGTCGGTTTTTGAAGTGTTGAATGATTGCTTCCATCTTTTGGTTGTACCACGATTCAAACTCTTGCCCTTCCCCTTCCTTTTCCCACACCCTGTATAGGACACCCCGTAGGCGTTGGCTCTTGCTTTTGGGTGCATCGAAATCTGTCTTCAGGGATTCGAGGTCACGCAGTTCTTGGGTGCTGTGTTCGTTCTCTTGAAACACGAGGTATCCGTAGGCATCTACCAACTCATCGATGGCTGCTATTTCCGCCGATGTTTTCTCTTGTGTGATGAATCGTACCGTCACGGATTTGTCTTTGTTCCGACGGTAGCCATCGAGTACGGCCGCAGTTATGAATCGCACGATGCCTCGTATGCCCCTTGTAACTCCTGCAACATCGATGCCAGGCAACTCCCGCACCCCTGCACCTTACGTCTACGCTTCAGCACATCGGCGTACAAACCCTCCAGCGTTGCGATGTCTGCTCCTTTCATCACTTCGCCCTCTTTGCGTTCTGCGAAGGTGGTTTGCCACAAGGTCTTCTGTACCTCGTTCATCGGTACTGCATAGGGGAACGCTACGTTGAGCCAACGCTTGCGTTTGTCGCATCCGCAATCGTCCCCGAGTACGGCCTTGGCGACCTCTGCCACCCCCGTTACCTCCAACACCTTTTCGACGGTGTCTCCCAACCCTTTGGATCGGCGTGTGTATTTGCGTGCCATAGTGTAAAGTTACGAAATTGCTTTGATAAGTTCCTGTAATTCCTTGTTGTAATGCTCCACCCATTGTTGGGCATTGTCCTCGCTCATCTTCAGGGCGCGATGGCTTTTAATCATTAACTGCTCCGCTGTGCCTTCCCCGTAGATGGCATCGAGACGGCAGCCAAAGATGTACTGCTGTCCGTTTCCGTAGAGGTTGCAAGCCGGGCATTGGGGTTTGACGTTCATATCGTCCCAACGTGTCGCGTACTTCGCTCGTGTCACGAAATGCCCCGCGTGCATCTTCGTCCAATGGTTCTCTTTTCCACAAGTGAAGCACGCAACTATCCCGGCTTGGTTGGCATCTTTGATACGGATCCACTTGCTGAATACGGCATCTAACTTTTTGCGTGTGGGTGCTTTCATGGGTGTGCGAGTTCAATCGCACGAAATAACTGAAAAGCAAGTTGAGGAACAATAGCATAATAGCATTTCCGTACGCTTTTATGGATTCTGTGCGCCACTTTGAAAAGGTAACTCCGTCCAGTTCGCGGGGAAGCCCATCATCTCCGCCACAAACCGGGGGTTGAGTTGGGAAGTGCTCCCAGTTCCCAACTTGATGTAATTGGGAAGCTGGGAATCGTGCTTCACCTTGTTTCCATTTTCCCCCCTCAAATGCTCCAATGAATTGGCCCCCTTGTAATCCCGTGCCGCTGGTGTCGGTAGCATCCCCAGGGATGCCTTTCCGCTCAACATCGATGCTGTCCCGTCTGCTCTGCGTTGTCCCTTCCAATCCCCCGCAATTGGTGTCGGAAGCATAGCGTTGGCAAACTCCTGCGGGTTCATCGTCCTGCCCTCCGCAAAGCGTTTCGAGCGTGCCTTGTGTCGTGCCGTTGGTGTCCCCAACATTCCGTACACCACTTGGCTCGTCAGACCGTTGTACTGCGTCCCGTTCTTGTAGCCGTTCCGCTCCGCTTTGGCTCGCATCTTTTTGGGATCCTCGCATCGTTCGGTAGTGGTCGGGGTGATAAGCAATCCACCATATCCTGTCTCGTCTGTGGGGTGCGCCGACACCCGCAGCAGGAAGGATGCCCGTCCAAACCTCGTACCCCAAATACTCCAAGTCAGCGCACACCTCATCGAAGACCACCCCTCCATTCCAATTAAGCAGGCCGCGTACGTTTTCGCCCACAACGTAGGCCGGGGCAACCTCGAGTATGATGCGACACATTTCGGGCCATAGGTGGCGTTCGTCGTCCTTTCCCAACCGCTTTCCGGCCGTTGAGTAAGGTTGGCAGGGGAACCCTCCTGTGAGGATGTCCACGTGTCCGCGAAAAGGTCTACCGTCGAATGTTTTGACATCGTTGAATCCTTGTGAGCTTGGGAAATGGTGTGCCAGGACACGCTGGCAAAAGGGGTCTCTTTCCACGTGGAAGACATTTGTCCACCCCATCCACTCGGCAGCGAGGTCGAACCCGCCAATCCCCGAGAAAAGAGACCCGTGCCTCATCGCTTTGTGGCGTAGTATGCCCCGCGTACTTTCTCGCGGATTTGATACTTGAAGTCATCGAGGATGCGCTCCAACTCGCGCTCGAAGTTCATATCCTCGTGCCACTCGTTGAACGATCCGGGCGAACGGTCGGGTTCGCTCGTGCTGTGTACTTTCAGGTGGTTAGGCATCCTGGGCGTTATTGAAGGTTTGAACGATGTCGTACGCTTTGTCGAAGTTGGCGAGTTCCGCCTCGCTCATCACGTCGAAGTGTCGGCTCCATGCACGGAGCATTTCCTTTGCCGTTTCGAGCAGCAGGTGGCTCTGTGCCATCGTGTACGCCTCCCCGTAGGGTAGCGAGGTGGTAGCAATCACCGATTCGTTTTCGTCGGTGATGTAGTAATACCCTTTGGCTTGGTTCAGAGTTCGCTTGTTCATAGTTTCTCGATGATGAAGTTGCAGCCACTTACGGCCTCGATTGGTTTCATGGTCTTGGCAGCGAACTCACGCTCACGGCCGTAGATGTAGTGATCGCAGATACCTACGTACACGAAACCCCGCTCCCGGAGCCATTCGCGTGTCGATGGCATTTCCCACGTGGCCTCGTTCAGCCACAGGAAGTCGTCGTTCCAATAGAGGTTGCCCGTAGCGTGCGCCGCGCCTACCTCGTGATCATCGTGTCTTTTCATCTTCGATTGTTGTGTTGACCAGGTTTTCAATCAGTACAGCCATTTCACCCAGCATATCGTCCCACACCACCATCGTGCCCGTGTCCTCATCAGCCGAAATGGTTTGCTTCAGCACGTTCACGATTTGTTGTGGCGAACGCCCATCCGCATGGAATAGGCGTATCGCACGTTGAACATTCTCGTAGCGCGGAATCATTGTGCTTTGGATTGTTGGGTGTATGCGGCGGCCGCTTGAGTTCCGTAAGAATCCACCCACACGAAAATCATGTTGCCCTGGGGGTCTTTGAACTCAAGACCAAGTTTGTGACCCTCAAAAGGATCAGTAAAAATCTCGGTGACGAATCCCCGGCCCTCATAGTAGGCGGCGGCGGCAAGGCAGGTGTCGTAGGTCAGTTCCATTGTTCGTTGTTTGACGCACCAAAGATAGTCATTGTTCCTCAATATCCAAACTTGGGGTGGGATTTTTTTCCCAATACTGCCTCAAGCGTGTGCCGCTGCCTACGAAAGGTCGGCGTTCGTCTTTCAGCGTGGCGGCCAACTGCGCCAATCCAAGGGGTTGTAACGGCCCTGTAGATTCATAGACCTCTTTGTGCTGCGTCTCCAGCAGTTCAGTTCGGATGCTGCCCTCGTACGCACGCAACGCCTCCAAAATTTCCGCTGTCTTCAGACGCTCGTACAACTTGATGAGTTGCCCCTTGCGGATCATATCGAACGCCACTCGGATTTCCTCCACCTTAATGGCTGGGAACTCGTCCAAGATAGCCCGACACGTGAACACGAAATCGTCGGTAGTGGTGAGTGTTTTGTTCGCATCCACATCCTTACACAACCTGCCTACTTCAGCCACCAACCATGCCCGCGTAAGATCCGGCATTTCCTTGGCTGCTCGTTGGAGGTTCGTGCCACCCTTCCACGCGGTTGTGGGGGTGAGCTTGACACTTTCACCCTTCAGCAATGAAGTGGTGGATGCCGTCGGCTGTAACTGAAGGTTGGTATCCTTTGTCATGTTTCAGGGGAAAAAATCCTTTCCAAGAGTTAGCCAAAGATTGGTGAATGATTTGAATCGCGACACCCTCGTCGCCCTTTGCAAGGTTCATAAGCCGGGTGTATGCCGCACGCTCGCCGCGCCCGGTGTATCCTTCCTTTCTTTCTTTCTTGTCTGCAAGCCACTCACCCCACACCTCACTCATCACATCGCTCATCCGAATACTATTCTCCTTTGTTTTCTCAAGTGTATTCTCTATATTGTTTTCTATAGTAGACAATTTGTCTACCCTTGCCTCGACATTTTGTCTATCCTGCCTCGCCAATTTGTCTACCCCCCTCGACATTTTGTCTACCTCCATAGACATAATGTCTACCCCTTGGGTGGTTAAAACGCGACGGTTCCAATCGGCCTGATTGACCAATCGCAACTCTTTCAACTTGGCTACCGCACGGGTAATCGACCGCTCGCTGACCCCAAATTCGTCTGCGACGGTCTTGTTCAACTTAATCCATCCGCGATTCTCACCCGACACCGAATCGATGTCCGCCCACAGCATTTTGTCGATGGCTGTCAGGGCTGGGTGGTTAATGATTTGTCGGGGTATCCACACCCCTTTGAACACTTTGAAATCGTTTGACATAGCTCACTTCGTTTGCTGTTTGGAGAATCATGTCCATCACTACGCTCGGGGGCGTATTGGTGGCCTCGCACAACTCGGGCAGGATAGTCAGAAACTTCCTCGGATCGTGAACGAGCCACCTATTGAAGGTCTTTTCACCTTTGCCAAAGTACGCCTCTGCAATTTGGATTTCGTTCCAATGCAGTTTCAGCAACCCACGTAGGGTCAGAATGGGGGGTGCTGGGTGGGTGCTTGGTAGGTCTCCCATTGGTCACGAATTTTGGTGAGTTCAATAGCCAGGTTTTTCACGTTGTCGAGCGTGTGCGGCATCGGGCAATAGTCCGGATCGTTATTCTTGAGGAATTGGATGGCCGCGTTAATCGCCCATTGGCGTTCAATCACTACCTCACGACCTCCCGATTGCGGACGAGCTTGTTCCGGCCGTTTGACCTTCCCGTGCGGCACTCCGTTGAACTCACGTGTAACCTCAATTTCCACCATATCCCCCGGCTTGAACGGGCTTTTCGGCTCTTTGTGGTTTGCCACGAGCCACGTGTTATCCTCGAATTGGTACTCGAACTTGTACAAAGTTCCGTACTGCGAATCGAAGGTTCCCGCTCCCTGAATCAACTGAATCTTTTTCATTGTTCATTGTTTAACCGCTGCAAGTATAGACCATCCGCGTGGAACTATTCCAACTTGGGGTCAAATACTTATCAACAAAAAGGGGTGGCCCTCGTTAGGACGCACCCCTGTCAAACAACAAATCGGAACTATTCTTCCATAAAGGAAAGGCACAAAGGGGTCAATCCAACAGCACACATAACCACACCCGGCCAACTGATGCCGTGGGCTACGATGTCATTGCACGCGGTCAGAACCACAACACCTCCAATGGTGCGTTTGGCTGACCAACGCTTCAGGTCTCCCTTGGTCTTAAATACCTCTGTGAGGTCTAACTTCGATAGCAGACCCCACAAAGGGTTCACCGGGATTTGCCCAACAAAATTGCGGATACGATCCGTTTGAGGATGTCCAGGATTTGGTCGTCCTTGGTCGTTTGGGTTAGTGCCGTTACCGTCCCTGCGAACGCGATTACGGCCAATAAAAGTTCTGCCCAATGTGCGTTGATAAATTCCATTTTAGTAACCGCTAAAATCCTCAAACCATTGTAACGTGGCCTGGGCAATCATAATCGCTTCAGGCCCGGATAGCGTAACCATCGATTGCAAATCCTGCAACGCGGAATACGCAAGTTCCATATCCTCTGTCTCCAACCCACGGATCACATCAGACCACGTTTCACGCTGCATTTCCGTGATGAAATAGCCAGCGTAATCGTACAGCCCCTCCGTGCCGTTCTTTTCGAGGTCTCGGACAATATCTTTAATCAGCATAATTCAGGGTATTTCTCTTTTACCTTAAAACTGGGACACGCTTTGTTGGCAAACTCGTTGTGTCCGTGCAAGCTCAACGGCCCAAAAATAGTACGCAATGCCGCAATGAGGTTGCGAATACTTTTATCTTGTTCGGGGCTGACGGTGTCCGCCGCTTTGCCATCCTTAACTCCCCCGATGTAGCATACACCCAGCGAATCGGAATTATGCCCCTGCGTGTGCGATCCAATCATTTCCCACGAACGGCCCATCTGCACCTTGCCGTCGAGCGTAATGACGAAGTGGTAGCCCACATCTGACCACCCCCTTTGCTTATGCCACTTGCGCACATCGTCCACATCAAAATCTTTGCCCGCCTCCGTAGCGGAACAATGCAGGATGATTCGTTTGATACGTCTCATTCGATGCCGTGTTTCGATAGCAGTTTGTCCATCCGGGTGAGTGTGTCCTGCACCTTTTCCATAAACCGCAGCACCTCCGTCTCGGTTTTTTCCAAGGCAATGATTCGGCCTTTAACCTTCGTGAGTTCCTCGTTCATAGACATCCACATTTTGATGATTGACCCAATCAGAGTGATTCCGGTTAAGGCAATCGCGATGATTTCGTAGTTCACTTCCCTTGGCCGCGATATAGTTTGACGTAATTCTTGCTGCTCTTCAGTTGCGATTGTTTCGTTTTCGCGTGTACACCCGGCCGGGACACTTCCCGCTCATTCCGCTGTACGATTTTCTGTGCTTTAGCCATTGGGGTAGTCAGGTGGGATGCCCGTGATTGGGCGGTAAAAAATATCCTCGGGTGCCTCGTACCAATCCCCGATGTGAATGTTCATGTCCACGTCTTCCATCACAAGGTCGTGCGGATGTGGGTACGCAGGTGGCTCGTCCGCCAAAATGCGGTCGATGACATAATTGTCTTTGATTACGACGTAAATCATTAGATGGTGTATTCGATTACAAAACAAAGACCTCCGGCCCCACTTCCTCCTGCTCCGCTTGCGTTTCCGTTGCGGGAACCACCTCCTCCGGAACCCGCTCCTCCATACAAACCTCCATTACCTCCGTTGCCCCCTGTGCCAGTAATAGAACTTGCTCCACTTCCTCCGCTTACACCCAACTTGTAACTTGGAGAAAGGGCTGCGATACGGGGAGGCCATACCATGCGGTCTACCGCGTTATTGGTGCCGTTCAACCCGTTCGCGCCCGCTCCTCCGCCACCCTGAATCCTTGTGGTGGCGGTTCCATTGAACAAGTAAAACTGGTTGCCTTGGTTGCCTGTACCGATGGAGTTTGAGGTAGTGTTGCCACCTCCTGATGGCGCGCCTAACACGTTGACTACTTGGTCTCCGAAGTTGGTTGCTAACGATTGCGATTGACCCGAGGAACCCTGCCCGCCTGCGGCACTCGCGCTCCTTCCCTCTGAACCCGGAAAACCACCCCAGCCATAGGCGGGTGTGTGGCTATTGATTTGACGTTGCCCGCCGCCCAATCGGTTAGTTGCGCCTAACCCTCCCAACGCCATACAATGCGACCCAAACGACGTGTTGCCGCCTGTGCCTCCATTGTTGCCTACGGTGCTTGCCGTTAACTGCGGTGTGCCTCCTGTCCCCCCTGCTCCGATAGTTACGGTTTCTGTGGCTCCTAAAGAGGCGGCCATAACTTGCGTCCATGAAATAGACGGTGCGCCTCCGCCGCCTCCGCCAGGTGCTGCAACGCCACTTCCGAACTGCCCGCCCGATGCGCCTCCGCCGCCTGCGCCTAAACACAGAACCTCGATAAAGACAAGGCCCGATGGCTTTGTCCATGTGTCTCCACTTACATACTGCCTCAAGGTTTGAGTTAGCGTTCCGCCTCCCCCGCTTGGGTTGTTTGCAGGCAATGCAAATTCGCCTATCATTGTTTGTAGATGTTAAGTGTGACCGTAATTGTGGCAGCAGGAGCGTTCGTGCTGTAAATCTTCACCGCTCCTGAACTGCTATCTGTTTGAGGCAACATCTGCGCTGTGCGAATAGTGGCCGCGCTTGCGTTATCGGGAATGATATTCACAATGCTCGTTGATGTAATCGCCGCGTCAGAAATGCTTGCTTCATAAACCCCCGAAACCAAACTCCACGCACCCGTGGCTACCGTCTTTCCTGTTACTTGGGTGATGGATGGAATCGTTGGTTTATTTAGGATTTGGGCATCCCCGCTGACGGCATTCCAATCAGCGTTGACGTTGACCTCTGCACCCGCCGCGATGCCGTCGAGTTTCGTTTTGTCTGCCGATGACATGGATCCATCCGCCGATGTGGTTGCGGCCGTGATACTGATTGCTGGCGTAGTGCCTCCGCTGCTTACGATAGGAGCAGTTCCGGTAACGGAGGATACAATAGTCGGTTTGTTGAGGATTTGCGCATCGCCGCTTACCGCGTTCCAATCCGCGTTCACATTCACCTCTGCACCTGCCGCGATGCCATCTAACTTTGTTTTGTCAGCAGCGGACATAGACCCTGCCGCGCTTATGGTCGCCGCTGTGATGCTGATGGCCGGGGTAGTTCCCCCACTACTTACAATCGGGGCTGTGCCACTCACCGAGGCAACCGCCGCCCCTGCCGTTACGCTTGTGAGTTTGGTGCGCTCGGCAGAGGTAAGGAATAAGTTAGTCGTTCCTTGGGTGATGCCATCCGAGGTTCCGGATAAATTACTGGTAGCCAAAGACCGCCATTCCGAGGTGTGGGTGGCATCGTCGTAAACAGCCACGTTCCCCGTCACCCCCCGCGCTACGGGAAGGGTGTAATCGTTTGAGGTAGGGCCAACCTTCAAAGCAGGAAACAGCGATTGGCTCGGGCCGATAGTTGCCGCTGTAGATCCGTTGACCGTGAATATCGCTTTCTGATTTGTAGAATCGATTTCGAGCTTGTTGCTCGTATCAACCTGCAATCCTGTAACGGTCGCCACGGGGTACTTCAACACGGCCTTGATAGCGTTGATGTTATTCTCCGCAGCCGTCAAATCCTGGTCAATCGAATCCCCGGTCGTGCCTACCCGCTTAATTTCCGTGCTGTCCAAAGACACCGCGCCCGTTTCCCCGTTGACACTTACCACAGGGGCTCGGATATATCTACCAAATATGCCCAATCCCCGTCGGCCGGGGTGGTGAGTGTGGTTTGATCTGTGAGTTTACTTTCGGCCATAATCAGTAGAGTTTGATGTTAGCCCCCAATGCAAACGCTTTGGTTTTGTTGGGCCACGGGTACGGAGGATACACGTTGATGCCGCTGAAGTAGTTTCTGACCGTCGGCACGATGTCCGGCCCCGTGTTTGTGTTGTACTCGGGGAACAGGGTCGTGTTGTACAACAGGTAATCGACCATCTGTTCGCGGTAAAACTCTGCGATATGCGTAGCGGTATCCACTACGGGTTTGATGTCTTCCCGGTTGGCTGGGCTGCCCTGCTCGCTCGATGGAACGCTCACCGCGTTATTCGAGAATCGTACCCTCAGCACGTAGGCCATCTGCGCAAAGACAAACTGCACCAACGCAGGTTGGATGTACTCCACCACGAGCGTTTGGTAGTTGCCCGTGAGCGTGTTGTTTTGGATTTTGGTCTTCAGGGCCGCATCCAACTTCGTTCCTAAATAGGGCAAAACCTCTTTGGCTTGCACCATAACAATCACGGGGCGGATGAGGTTCTCATCTACCGCGCTACCCAACAGGGTATCCTTTTTGACCTTTTCGGCCGACACATATAGAGTTGCCATTTTATTGCATTTCGATTGGTGCTATACCTTCCACTCCCGGCTGGGGAACATACGGGTTATTGCCCACTAACATCATAACAGAATCCCATTCCTCCGCAACGGGGATGTCGCCCATCCACGCATCGGCCGCTTCCCCATCCGGGGCGTAGATGTAAATCAAACGATCCCACCAATGGTAGCAATTTTTGCCACCTTTCCACTCAAAAATATCGTACGTGCTTTCGCCCTTGGCAGCAAATTCTCCGTTGATTCCATCCGCACTCATGTCCGCAATATCCTCGTATCGGTATTGGAAACCTTCCTCGGATAGGCC